CCGGGGCATCACTTTATTGATGGTGATCTGGTGAAGCTTGAAGAAGACGACTGCATACGCTGGTTCTATAAACAAATACTTACTGGTGATACCGCAGACAACTACAAGGGTTGTCCCGGTATAGGACCTGTGAAAGCTGACAGAATACTCAAAGAAGAGACAGACCCAGTAGCACTTTGGGAAGCGGTAGTTACTACCTTTGAGAAAGCAGGTCTTGAAGAAGAAGATGCCCTAGAGAACGCAAGGTTAGCGTACCTTCTGAAGCAGGGTGATTATAACTATGAAACACAAGAGGTCACTTTATGGACACCGCCAGTAAGTCAATAAGCATACAGATGCAGCAAGCGGCAGAAGAAGCGTTGTTTAAGAACTATAATACTTCTTCTATATCGGAAGAAGATAGCCGCGCATACGAAGAAGCTGCGGATAAAGAACGCACAAAAGATATTTGGCAAAAACAAGCAGAACTTTTCGATGAGATCAGCGCACCAAAGCATTATGCACGTTGGAAGGTACAGCCAATAGAGTTTATCAACGCTAACTCATTAGAGTTCTGGCGAGGCAATGTAATCAAATACGTTATGCGAGCGGGTTTCAAAGGTGAAAGCTGGGAAGAAGAGATCCAAGACTTAGAGAAAGCTAAAGAATACATCAACATGCGTATTAAAGATATCAAAGGTGAGCCTCTTGTCTAAGAACCCTATTCCGTTGGCTAAGTCTTTTGAGGAGTGCCAAGGTCATTTTTCTGAACTCGGTAAGTGCATCTCCGCAACACTTGTTACAATGTATAGGTCTAAAAATCCTACTCATAAAGAAAAACAGAATATGAAAATCGGCATGGAAGCCATGCAGAAATCCCTTGAACAACTAGCAGATAACTTACGGGAGCTTTGAGTGTTTCGATCTAATACAAATCCAATGTTCCGCTCAAAGTTTGCGGAAGATATATTCAACCACAAGTATCGACATGAGGGTGCAGAGACATTCAGCGAACTAGCTAAGACGCTGGTTGAAGATGTTTGTCAGGAGTATCTAACAACAGACGAGAAAGAAGCTCTCACTGAAGCAATAGCTGCCCTAAAGTTTATCCCCGGTGGCCGGTATCTCTACTACGCTGGTCGCGACAAGAAGTTCTTCAACAACTGCTACCTGTTGAAGTCTTCTGAAGATACCCGTGAGTCATGGTCTAACCTTGCTTGGAAAGCTGCCTCCTGTCTGATGACAGGGGGTGGCATCGGTAACGATTACTCAGTGTATCGTTCTAGTGGTACGCCTCTGAAGTCTACTGGTGGTATGGCAAGCGGACCTCTGCCCGCCATGAAGTTTGTCGATCACATTGGTGGAAGCGTCATGCAAGGCGGGTCACGGCGATCAGCTATCTATGCCTCATTGAACCACAAGCACGGGGACATCGAGGACTTCCTCGTTGCGAAGAACTGGGACGAGATGCCTGTCGGCGACATCACAATGGCACAGGCGAAAGAACAAGACTTCAACTTCAAGTGTCCACTCGACCATACCAACATTAGCGTGAACTACGACACTGCATGGCTAATGCAATATTGGAACACGGGAGAACTTGGAGACGTATTCGTTAAGAACGTAGAGCAAGCTCTGCGTACAGCGGAACCCGGTTTCAGTTTTAACTTCTTCGATAAAGAAGATGAGACAGCGCGAAATGCCTGTACTGAAGTTACCAGTGCCGATGACAGTGACGTTTGTAATTTAGGTAGCATGAACCTTGGGAGAATAGACGATTTAGATGAACTACGAACTATTACGGAGTTGGCTACGAAGTTCCTCATATGTGGAACACTTCGCGCTGAACTTCCATATAAGAAAGTTTATGAAGTACGAGAACAAAATCGAAGACTCGGGCTTGGACTCATGGGCTTACACGAATGGCTTATTAAAAGAGGCTCGAAGTACGAAGTTACACCGGAGCTTCATAAATGGCTGGGGATTTACGAGGGCGTATCTGACACTATCAGCCGTTCTTTTGCTGACGCTCTGTCTATTAGCCGCCCTGTTGCCAATCGCGCCATTGCTCCCACGGGTTCGATAGCAATCGTTGGAGGTACGTCCTCCGGTATCGAGCCTCTATACGCCGTTGCCTACAAACGTAGGTATCTCAAGGGAAACAAAAGGTGGCACTACCAATACGTGATTGATTCAACCGCACAGGAAATGGTGGAGCTTTATGATGTTAAGCCTGACGATATTGAGTCCGCACTCGATCTCGCAGAGGACTACGAGCGCAGGATCAAGTTTCAGTTCGATGTTCAGAAGTACGTGGATATGTCGATTAGTTCGACAATCAATCTGCCGAAATGGGGAACAAAACTAAACAACCCTGATACGGTAAAGCCGTTTGCGGAAACTTTAGCTAAGTATGCTCACGGTTTACGAGGGTTCACTTGTTACCCTGATGGAGCCAGAGGTGGGCAACCTTTGACTCAGTGTAGCTATTCAGAAGCTATCGATAAACTTGGCGAAGAATACGAAGAAAGCATCGAAACTCACGATATTTGTGAGATCAGCGGTCATGGTGGTGTTTGTAATGTGTAATTTAATGACAACTAAAGAAGGAAACCTGTTTTGGACCCAGAATTACCAGACACAGTCGATGATTTAATTAAATTATTAGACAAGGTTTTCCCTGAGTTATCTCCGCGAAATACTGATTCACTGAGTGAACTATACTTCCAAGGTGGTCAAAGATCAGTAGTTCGCTGGTTATTACAATTACAAGAGAGGACAAGCTAATGTGCATGGGACGTTCCGCACCCGCTCCTGCGCCTCTTCCCCCTGTGGTTCAAAAAGACCCAGAGCCAGCGCCTATCCTAAAACTTAGGAAGGATGACGGTACGGAAGAAACAGTAACGGATAGAAAGGATGTAGCGCAAGATACTGGCGCAGCATCGTTGTCTATACCGGGCGCTGGTAAGAAGAAGAACCCGGCAGTATCCGTATAATGCAGCAAGGCTGTAAGTCTCGCTACAATAAGCTAGAAGCAAAACGAGAGTACTACTTAGATAGAGCGCGGGAAGCCAGTGAACTCACTATTCCCGCCTTGTTACCCCCAGAGGGTTTCTCCTCATCCAATTCTATCTACACACCTTACCAATCCGTAGGGGCTAGAGGTGTTAATAATCTAGCCAGTAAGCTCTTAATGCTTCTGCTTCCACCTAACGTACCTTTCTTCCGTATGATGCCTGACTCTGAATCCGCACAGGAGTTAGAAAAGGCACCACAGATTAAAGCAGAGGTTGAAGCGTCTTTAAGCAAGATTGAGCGAGACGTTATGGACGAGATCGAAGCAACAGCTATTCGTGTTTCGGTCTTTGAAGCTCTGAAACATCTCATCGTTACTGGTAATGTTCTTATTCATTTACCAAAAGACGGCAGACTAAAGGTATTTCCTCTCACCAACTATGTCTGCCGTAGAGACCCAAATGGCGAAGTTGTTGAGATTATCGTCAAAGAACTAGTCTCTAAAGAAGCACTGGGTGGACCGCCCCCTGAAAACGTCTATGACGGTCCTAATAGAATAGAGAACAGCTACAACAATGCTGACGCTGTTCCCTTGTTCACCAAAGTGATTAAGATCGGAGACAAGTACCAAGTTTACCAAGAACTTGATGATCAGATACTAGCAGACTCTTACGGTGAATATCCTGCCGAAATGCTCCCTTGGCTGGCGTTGCGTATGGTTCGCATCGATGGCGAAGACTACGGCAGAAGCTTTTGTGAAGAAGTTCTTGGTGACCTCAAGAGCTTAGAAGCACTGACACAGGCTCTTATTGAGTTTAGCGCAGCGGCTTCTAAGCTTGTCTTCTTAGTGGCTCCTAACGCTACGACAAGAAAGGCCGATATAGCAGACGCCAACAACGGTGATGTTATTACTGGCTCCCCTAATGACGTTCAGGTCTTGCAGACTGAAAAGTATCAAGACATGCGCGTTGTTCTAGACTCAGTTCAGCGTATCGAAGAACGGTTGAAGTTCGTTTTTCTCCTTAACGAATCCATCCAACGACAAGCAGAACGAGTTACGGCGGAAGAAATCCGCTTTATGGCTAACGAGTTGGAAACTGCACTCTCCGGTGTTTACTCTCTCCTCTCCGTAGAGTTTCAGCTTCCTCTCGTTAGTGTCCTCATTAAGAGGATGCAGTCCAAAGGTCAGATACCAGCGATACCCAAGGGTGCCGTTAGACCTGTAATTGTCACAGGCACTGCCGCATTAGGCAGAGGTAATGACCTACAGAAACTAAAGAGTTTCTTAGCTGACCTTATCCAATTAACAGGCGCATCACCACAATCTATCCAGCGTATTAACTCTGGTGATCTTATCAAACGACTGGCTACTGGTCATGGCATCGAAGTCGAAGGATTGATTCGCTCTGATCAAGAATTAGCAATGCAGCAACAGCAACTGCAACAACAGCAAATGATGCAGACCGCAATGCAGGAAGGCGTCAAAGGTGCCGCTCCTGCCGCTGCTAAACAAATAGTTGAACAAGGGATGACCCAGTAATGGCTTCAAATATGCGAAACAGAAAGAAAGCTAAACCTCGTCAGAAAACACCCTCTACAAGTTTACTGAAGCGAGTAGGTTTCAAAACACCTAATAAATCTGCTTTTGGTCTACGTAAAAACGCACCGCAGCAAAATAAACCTACTGCTCCTAAATCTAAGTCTAAGGCAACGCCTAAGGCAACGCCTAAGAAAAAGACTGTAGGGCCGTTACAGGCAAGGCGTTACGTCAAAACAAAAGGCGGTGACTATCCTGTATTTAAACCAAAATCAGCAGAAGCCGGAAGCTTCCGCTCTGCGTATGCTGCCGCTCGTAAAGCAAAAAAAGCTGGTAAGAGTGTGAAGGGTAATGCTCGTACAGGTTTTACTTACAATGCTAAGACAAACATGTTTACGCACAAGGGCCGGAAGTACAGAGCGGAAACACCGTCAGAAAGAGACAAGCGTTTAGGCAAAAATAAAACCTTTAATTATAAAACCAAGAAACGACCGACTATGTCAGAAGATGACAGGTAAGGACCTTTAGATGGTAGAGAATAAAAAGACAGAAACCAAAAAAGAACCTGAATACCCAACTTGGCCGGGACATGAAGCGGCTGAAGTCGGTGTTGTTTACAAGTTAGAGAAATCTGGAAACTTAATACAGAAAGGCGACACGCCTAAATAATGGTAGAAACAGTACAAATTCAAGCTGCTGAGACGGGTCCGGTTGCTCCTGAAGAAGGAACAGAAGAGGCGCAACCGGAGCGTCCTGAGTGGCTACCGGAGAAGTTCAATGGTCCTGAAGATTTGGCGCAAGCTTACAGGGAACTTGAAGCTCAAAATACAAGAGAGCATCAGCAAGTTGAAGCTGAAGCTCCGCAACCTGAAGAACAAGTTCAAGATGAAGCTCCGGTCGTTGAAGACCAAGGTGGCCTCGACCTTGAGCAAATGGCGGATGAATATCGCCAAAATAATCAGCTTTCCGAGGAACGCTATCAGCAACTTGCGAACGCGGGTATTCCGAGGGAAATCGTAGATCAATACATCAGCGGCCAGCAAGCTGTCGGTTCACAAATTAAAAGTGAAGCAGAGAGTATTACTGGTGGGTCTGAACAGTATTCTGAAATGGTTAACTGGGCATCTCAGAACCTATCTGAAGGTGAACAAGAGCAGTACAACCAAGCTATGGCTAGTGGTAATCGGGACGCTATCCTTATGGCAGTCCGAGGACTACATAGTCGTTACCAATCTGATTATGGTGTAGAGCCAAATCTACTCCACGGTGCCTCTCAGCATGAAGTTGGAGACATTTATGATAGCTGGGCGCAAGTCTCAAGAGACATGTCAACAGCGGAGTACAAAGCTGACCCTGCTTTCAGGGCAGCGGTTGAAGAGAAATTGGAGCGTTCAGGTCCTCTTTCTTACTAATTGCTAGACTGACTAAGTACCCTGACCCGATACGTCGGACAATCTGTGCGAAAGGGAAGTTGGCAGAACCCCAGTTCACTCAGTGAACTACTTTCATCAAACTAAACTAGGAGTGTTGCCCAATGGCTAACGCAACAGTTTCTCGTTTAGGTCAGGTCAATGCCAGTGGTGCAGCAGACGCCCTATTTCTCAAAGTCTGGGCCGGTGAGGTTCTTACCAGCTTTGAGCAATATACGGTGACTGCCGATAAGCACATGGTCCGTTCGATCCCGTCAGGTAAGTCCGCACAATTTCCCGTTATGGGACGTTCGTCGGCCTCTTATCACACGGTAGGAAACGAGATCGTTGGCACGGCTCTGAACCATAACGAGAAAGTCATTACCATTAATGACCTACTTATTTCCCACCATTTCTTGGCGGAAATCGACGATGCGAAGAATCACTATGATGTCCGCAGCGTCTACACCACTGAAATGGGTCGGGCCTTGGCTTTCCAGATGGACAAGCACGTTCTGCAAATGATGGTCGCTGCGGCGAAGACATCGACTGCAAACGTCGGTGACTCTGGTTATGCATCAGGCACGATTATTACCAGCACTAACGCCGGGACAGTAGCAAATGATCTCATTGCTGCTATCTTTGATGCGGCAGAAGCACTGGACGATGCTTATGTACCGTCTGAAGACCGCTTCTGTTTCCTCAAGCCAGACGATTACTACATGTTGGCTAATGCCACGAACGCAATTAACGTGGACTTTAGTGGGCGTGGAAGTATTGCCGATGGCACCGTGGCTTCTATCGCTGGTATTCAGCTAATCAAAACCCCACACCTGCCAACTGCCAATATCACAGGCACAGGTACGGATGCTGGTGGTGCGGCTGGAGCGCAAGTTGTTGACGCTCGTAACACGATTGCTCTCGTCGCGCACCCGTCTTGCGTGGGTACTGTGAAGCTCATGGACCTCGCCGTTGAGAGCGAGTACGACATTCGCCGTCAAGGCACCCTCATGGTTGCCAAATACGCTATGGGCCACGGGGTCCTGCGCCCAGAGGCGGCTGTACAGATTAGGTCTGCTGCTCCGTAAGTAGTAGTTCTGATTGGATACACTAGGGGGTCATCAATAGCGAAGGAGAACCTTTGCGGGGTGACCCCCACCCTTTTCTAGGAATATTGATGGTTCAGCTTTATAAGACGACTGAGTTAGAAGCTGTCAACATCATGCTGAGTGCCATTGGTGAAGCTCCGGTATCTTCTCTGGAGAATAGCTCTCTAGAAGATGTTACTGTAGCCAAGAATATTCTCAATGAAACCATAGTTGATGTACAGACAGTAGGATACAACTTTAATAGCGAGTACAATTATAAACTCGTACAAGATACTGACGGCCATATTAACGTCCCTGTAAATGCCGTTTATGTAGATGTATCGAATAGAGGCTCTAGCATAGGAAAAGATTTAGTTCTGCGCGGTGAGCGTCTATACGACAGAGAAAACCAGACATATACATTTACCGAAAGCGTCTATGTAGATATGACGCTGATCCTTCCTTGGGACGAACTCCCCCAATATGCTAGACGCTACATAACAATCAAAGCTGCAAGAAGGTTCCAGAACCGAGTACTGGGTGCTACGGAACTTAATGGATTTACTCAGCTTGATGAGAACGAAGCCCTTATATCTATGGAACAGAACGACTCCCGGTCAGAGGATGCAAATGTCCTTACTGGTAACTGGGGAGTCTACAGAGTTTTACATCGAACAGGGACTAGAAGGTACAATCAATGAGTACAAGTGCGCTCGTATCTGACAGCATACCTTACATGGTTCAGGGCATTTCCCAACAACCTGACCAGATAAGAAAACCTTACCAAGGTGAGATACAGATCAACGCACAAAGTTCCATCGTTGATGCTCTAAACAAAAGACCACCTACGGATCACGTAGCAAAGATACTAACTTCATCAGCATCAAACGCTGCCTGTCATCTTGTAGATCGTGGCGTGAACGACAGATACATAGTTGTTATCCAAAGCGATAACACCCTGAGTAATACGTCTATCAAAGCGTTTAATGCTGACACAGGCGCAGAATCTACTGTAACGGTATCAGTAGCAGACCTCACTTACTTTGTATGTAGTGACCCACGTAACGATATCCGGTTCTTAACAGTTTTAGATGACACCTACATACTGAACCGTAAGATAACTGCGGCGATGACTACTGATAGGTCACCGAATGTTACGTTTGTCGAGGAACAGAAGTTCTCTGATCTTAGTACCAGTGCTGCTACAGGTTCTATACATAAGATCATAGGAGATAACGACGACAAGTTTTCTACTTTCTTTGTAGAAAAGAAGTCAGGTGACGTATTTGAAGAGACTGTTGCGCCTAACAATCTTATCAGAATTGATGGCAATACCTTACCTCACAAGCTTACCAAGAATGGTACTGCGTTTACGCTAGACAAAGATACTTGGACAGACCGTCTAGTTGGAGACGATGATACAAACCCTGATCCAAAGTTTATCGGCAAAACGATAAATGCGATGTTCTTCTTCAAAGCTCGTTTCGGCTTGATAGCAGATCAGACTATAACTTTCAGCGAAACTAACGAGTTTGACAATTTCTTCAGAACCACTGTTACCACAACGGTAGATTCTGATCCTATCAGAACAGAAGTCACTCACACTCGTATATCTGAAATCGAACACGCACTACCCTTTAACGAACAGTTGATGCTGTTCTCTTCTCAATCACAGTTCTTTGTCGAAAGTAACGGTCCCCTTGCCTCTGATACCATAGCTATTAACCCAGCGTCAGAGTTTGAAATGGACGTAAAGCTTGCTCCCGTAGGCTCTGGTGTTAACGTATACTTTGGACAGATCAACGGGCAGTTCTCCCGCATACGAGAGTTGTTT